GTAGAATTTTAAGAAGACCAATGTTTAGAGGTGGTCCGGTAGATAGCCGTGGCACGGGGATTACATCAAATTTAGGTTATGAAAAAGGTGGTAGAGTTGGATACCAAAGCGCTGGATTTGTAACTGGTCAACAAATTATAGATGCAAATAGAAATAATCCTTTTTTTCAACTTAATACTATAAATCCTAGATCTAGATTTGTACCAGGACAAAACAGAAGTGGTTTAGATAATTTAGTTAGAGCTACTATGTTTGATACAGAGCAATATCCTCTTGTTGGTAAAGAGGCTGGTTTAGCTGACACAGCGGCTTTAACAGATTTTTACAAAGCTCAAACAGATGATGATGATGCAGAGGGTTTATTAGCAACCACAGACACTACATTTGCACCAAAAATAAATACAAAAGCAGAAGCTAGTGAAGGTGAATTTGAAATTAAAGAAAAAGACGATGACCCTAAAACTGAAATAATAGATACTTCACCAAAAGAAATTAAAAAAACTAGAATTGAAGATGACGAACCAGAAGTAACTATGACTGATCTTGAAAAAGCTTTAGGATTAGATAGAGCTAGACAAGAATATGCAGCAGATGCACTAGCTGCAGCATCAAAAGCATTCTTTGAAGGCAGAGGATTTGAAGCAATAGCAGATGCAGCGGCTGTTAAGAGTAAAGCACCAGATATTAAGAGACTTGCAGGACTTGAAGAATTTAAAGCTAAAAAAGCAAAAGAACTTTATGCTTTGAAGAAAAAACAATTTGCTCCAGGTAATGTAGAAAAAACTGTAGAATATTTAGTAAGTCAAGGAGTGGATAAAGATGAAGCTCTTAGAAGAGCTACAAAACAATCGGGGACTTTTGCTGAGGAGTTAAGTAAACACATGGTTGGTCCTACTATATTACCATCAGGTTTTGCAATAGCTGTAGAAGCATTTTATGGAAAAAACTATAAAGGTGATGTTACAGCTGTTGAAGTTATCAACGCAGATAAATCAACTACCTTACCAGATGGTGTTTACAGCGACAAAGAAAATAAATTAGTATTTGAAGTTAAAGATAAAAAAGTAATATCCGACAGAGATTATAGTTAGGAGGTTACATGGCTAGTTTAGATGAACTTCTATCAACCAAAACACAATCAAGAACAATTGGACCAGAAGATAACAACGAAGTAAGCACAATTGCTTCTATTTTTGCAGGTATTGGATCTGGTTTAATCGACATACCAAAAGGTTTATTTTCACTAGGTGCTAGCATCTATGATTTAACAAATGATACCAATAAAGCAGCAGAAATAGAAAAATACTTTGATGATCTTACAGATTTAGATGAGATGGCAGAGGCCACAGCCGCAGGTAAAATTACAAGATTATTAACAAATGTTGGTTTACCTGGAGGTCTTGCATTTAAGGCAGGAACAAGTTTAGCAGGTAAAGCAGTACAAGCTAAAAAAGCTGGTAACTATTTTAAAGTAACAGGTCCAAGTGGTAAAGCATTGCGTAACGCTGCAAACACAGCAGATGAATTAAACCGAAAAGGTAAGACTGCAAAATTTATCGGTGGTGCTACATCTGGAGGTTTAGCTGAAGGTGTATTTGTTGGTGATGTAGAAGAAGCAGGTACGTTTGGTGATTTATTAGGTGGACCTACAGAGTTAGAAAGAGATGATGAATACGATCCAGAAAGAGAATTAATCAACAGAGTTAAGTTTGGTACAGAAGGTGCATTATTTACAGGATTAATTGGTGGTGTTGGTTCTACATTAAAACAATTATCTAAAAGAGGTAGAGAGATGAGATTCTCTAATTCTAAACTAGATAGATTTTATGACAAAGTTGCATCTAAGGTTAGAGCAAGAGGTGGTAAAACACAAGAATTTTTTGATATAGAAAGACAACAAGTTGGTGCAAGATCAGCTGACGTAAACTTTGCACAACAGGTTTCAAGAGAACTTGATAAAAATATAGATGCTATTTTTCCTGCATTTAAAACAGTTACAAATAAATTAGTTGCAAAAGATAGAAATAATTTATTAAGAGCTTTAAATGAAGCGATGTTATCAGGCACACCTAAAGTTAGTGATAGAACAGGTAAAGTTGTATTTGGTGAGATAGATACAGCAAAGAAAAAAATAGTTGATAAATTATTAGACACAGCACAAGCCAAACCAGAAATAAGAAAAGCAATTTTTAATAATTTAAATTCTATTAGAACTGGTTGGGGTGATATGTTTAGTGCGTTAGGTGGTAAGATTGCAAGAGATAAAACAGCATTCAAAGAATTTAAACAATTATTTGGTAAAAAGTTTCAAGATTATTTAGGTTCTACATACGATATATTTTCTAATAGATCTATACTACCTTTTCTAAGTTATAGACCTACCGATGAAGCTGTGCAAAAAGCAGTAACTTTATTTAGAGATGTAGCTAGACAAAACGGTAAACCAATATCAGCACAACAAGCAGAGTATTATGTAAACAGAGTAGTTAAAACGGCACAACTACCAAAAGGATTTAAAATGGATAGGCCATCTGATGTTGTATTTCAAATACCAGATTTTTTTGTAGGTAAAACTGTTTTAGATGATGCGGTTACATCAAAAGGTTATGCTAACTTAGCAAACTTACCAGCGAATGCACAGAAAGTTATTAAAGAACTATTAGGAGAACAAAAAAATCCTATGCAAACTATACTTGCAGGCACAAGTAGATTATCTTTGATAACAAGACGTAATGAATTTTTTGATGATTTAGTTAAACAATCTGATGCTGACAAAGCTGCAGGTAAACGTGGTATGTTCTATGATGATGAAGCAGAAGCATTTGCTGCGTTAGGTCCAAATATTAGAAAAATAAATGTGGATCCAAACAAAGCATTAGAAGCCGGTATTACAAATCCTATTAATGGTAAATATGCAATCGATGAAATAGCTGATGCATTAGAAGAAACGAATAATGCGTATAAAACAAAAGGCACAGGTGCACAAATTTATGAAGGATTAGTATTATATCCAAAGGCAACATCACAGATTGCTAAAACTATTTTGTCACCAGTAACACATGCAAGAAACTTCGTATCTGCAGGTGCATTTGCAACAGCAAATGGTATCATACCATCACCGACTGCAATCAAAGATGCATACCAAGCATTACAAACAGGATTAAAAGGCACAAGAAAACAAAATGATTTTTATAGAAAACTTTTAAAATTAGGAGTTGTAAACTCTAACGTAAGATTAGGAGATCTACGAGGACTATTAGAAGATATTGATTTTGGTGCAACTGTTACTTCAGACAAAGCATTAAGAGGATTATTAAAACCATTATCTAAATTAAAACAAGTATCACAAGATCTATATACAGCAGAAGATGACTTTTGGAAGATAGTATCCTGGGCAGGTGAAAAAGCTAGATTAGGTAAAGCGTATGCCGCAAAAGGTATTACGAGGACTGTGGATCAATTAGAAGAAGAAGCAGCTAGTATTGTAAGAAACAATATACCTAACTATGATTATGTAGGTTCTTTTATCAAAGGACTAAGAAGATTTCCTGTTGGTAACTTTGTATCGTTTCCTGCAGAAATAATTAGAACAAGTACAAACATTGTAAGACGTGGTCTTGATGAAATATTCACAACTATGAAAAATGATAAAGGTGAAACTGTTAGACCTTTGTTTAAAATAGGTATGCAAAGATTATTAGGAATGGGTGTAACCACAGCAGCTGTGCCTTACGCAACCGTTGAATTAGGAAAAGCTTTATACAATGTCAGCGAAGATGAAATAAAAGCGATGAGGAGATATGTTGCTGACTGGTCTAAAAACTCAACACTTGTGCCATTGAGAGACGCTGCAGGTAAATTAAAATATATAGATTTTTCTCACGCAAACGCATACGACACCATATCTAGACCAGTTCAAACAGTTATAAATGCAGTGCAGTCTGGTGAACAAGATAAAGATGGTATTATGGATGATTTTTTAAAAGGAGTAATTGTAGCGACATCAGAATTAGGAGAGCCATTTTTGTCAGAATCTATTTGGACAGAGGCTTTATTAGATCTTGCAGCAAGAGGTGGTAGAACAAGAAGAGGCACAAGAGTATTTAACGAAGATGATACTGATGGAACAAAATTGTCAAAAAGTATAAAACACTTAGTTGAAGCACAAATGCCTTTTTCTGCAAAACAATTAGAAAGATTAGGACTTGCGTTTAAAAATAACGCAGAACCTGTAGGTGTTGTAACTAAAGGTAAGTTTGATGAGTATGGTGAAACTTATGAATTAGGTAATGAAGCACTAGGATTTATAGGTGCAAGAGCAATACCAGTAAAACCAGAAAGAAGTTTTAAATTTAAAATTGCTGGATATCAAAAAGGAGTTAGAAACTCTAGACAATTATTTACAACAGAAGTTTTAAAAGGTGGACCTGTATCACCAGAAGCTGTTGTTGATGCATACATAAATGCAAACAGAGCTTTGTTTGAAAAAACTAGAGATTTTTATAGAGACATAGAAGCAGCAGAAGTTTTAGGTATGAAACAAGATAAAATTGCAGAACAAGCAATAGACAGAGTTGGAGGCACAACATATGCAACTGTTACAAATGGAATTTTTAGACCTCTTAATATTTCAGATAAAGTAATAAAAGCTTTTGCAGATAACGCTAGAAAATTAGGGTTGCCTAATCCTTTTGAAGATGCAGCTGATGTATTATTTAATATTAAAGATCAATTGTCTAGAATACCATTAACAGAAGAAGGCATACCAGAAATAATAAATCCATTTGCAAACTTACCTGAACCTACATTAGGTCCAGTAAGTGAATTACCACCAGTTGTAACTGGTGCAAATCCTACGGTTATGAATGCAAATCAGAGACTAATACCAGGGAATTTTAACAGCTTGACACAAGCACAGAAATACGAAATACTTTTTGGCGGAAATTAATATGGCAATGCAACCTAAAAATACTAGAGAACACATTTTATCTTTGTACGGACACATATCAGGTGTCAAGAAAAACTTAAAACATGTACACGAGGACGTCGAGAAATTGGGCGGTAAGATAGATAAAGTCTATTGGGTTCTCTTAGCAGCTGCGGGAACTGCTGCACTCTTCGCATTAGGAGTATTATTTAATTAATGAAACTTTCACGTAACTTTAGCCTATCAGAACTAATTAAATCAGACACTGCAATACGTAAGGGCATAGATAACAATCCTAATGCAGATCAAATAGAAAAATTAAAATTACTTTGTGAAAATATTTTACAACCAGTTCGTGACCACTTCGGCAGAGTAACGGTGACTAGCTGCTATCGTAGCCCTGAATTATGCGTAGCTATTGGGAGCAGTTTAAATTCGCAACATACCCGTGCGGAGGCGGCGGACTTCGAATGCTTGGGCACTAGCAATGCTGAAGTTTTTGACTGGATCAAAGCAAACCTACCGTATGATCAAATGATACTTGAGTTCTATACTCCAGGTGAACCAAACTCGGGGTGGATCCACTGCAGCTATGTATCTGATAAGCCAAGAAAACAATTATTAAGAGCTTTTAGAGAAGACGGTAAAACTAAATACAAACCTGTTATTGGTAACGCTGTAGACTTAGACTAATTACACATACAACCAACCATAGCACCAGTGCCATCATTCATCATATGCAAGTTTATGCTGTCCACATAACCTGTAAGTTTTAATCTTAATAAATCACAAAGATCTAAACAATCAATCTCTTTAAAAGTTTCTATGCCTTGTAGTATTTGTTTTGTGACAGGAATAAGATGATAAATACCATCATTTAAAATTATTAAATCCATTAGAATAATACCGGTTCTATAATAAAATCAAAAGATAAAATTCTTTTTTTAAATTTTATTGGGTTAGGTATGCTGTAATGCATTAAAAATTGTGGGACTATCACCATGTCTCCAGACTTTACAGGAGGAGTATACAAAACACTTCTATCTTGTTCATTATTCCAAGGTTGTATATAAGTTGTTCCAGGAGAATCTGGTTTCATATCTAAATACAAAATACCACAATAACCTATTGAACTGTGGTTATGTGGAACATGATAATCACCTTTGTTATAAGAAACAGACCAAACTCTTTGTAATAATATTTTAGAATTATACTTAGCTCGTATTAAACTAAACTCGTCTCTAAATATTTCTCTGAACTCTTTATTAATACTACATTTATCTCTATTACTATAAAAATTAGCCTGGGGCATTTCAGGGTATCTAGCCAAAGCTTGTTCTAATTTTTTCTTTTT